AGTCCTTAACGAGTGTCAGCGATACTCCGTGGCTGGAAAGATTGATTCGGGAATCCTTGCGTCGTTTGGGGATATCTCAGTAAATGATCTCATTAAGAACCTTAAGGAAAAGAACTTTACTGAAGTACGTAAGTGGATCGTCAGTAATCTGGACAATGATCCTAATGTACTACTGCGTCGTGTTTATGATGCTCTTTACGAAGTTCTGGACGGTCCTAGCATTGCTGCTGCTGTCCTCATTGTTGCTAAGTATCAGTATCAGTCTGCCTTCGTTGCCGACCAAGAGATTAATCTTCTGGCGGCGATGACTGAAATCATGGTGGAGTGTGAATACAAATGATTGACGAGAATGGATGGTGGCAGAGAGATCCAATAAGTGATGAGGAATGTATTCTCATTTGCTTAAACAATGCTCCCTGCGGCACTGATAAAAAACAAGTTGCTAGATTGATCGATGAAATTCAAATCAAAAGTATACGTCAGGTTGAGAGCAGCAGTTGACGACTCTGCAGGCAATGCTGTTCGTGCAGCATGTGCTAAACTGTCAGACATGACATTTAACAAATTGAGATTGGGTAAACTAATCGAGATCGATTTCGACGCTGACAACGAAGAGTATGCCAACGAAGAAATGGAAAAACTTTGCAAACGATTCCTCGCTAATGAAGTTATTGAGGACTATGAATTTACTGTATGGAGTGAAGAACAATGAATGTAAAACTATTACGTATTTCCACTGGCGAAGAAGTGGTCGCAGAGATTGTAGAAGAAACTGATGATTCTATCACTGTAAGAAATGGACTTGTCGTTCTTCCTAATGCTCAGAATGTAGGATTTGCTCCTTGGGCAACTGTGGTTGATCGTCAAGAACCAGAGATTACAATCTCAAAGCAGTTTCTTGTTTATGCTGCAACACTTGACCCCACGGTCAAAAACAAGTATTGTGAAATGTTCGGTGGTATCACCACACCTGATAAAAAGATTATTCTGAAATGAAGTCCTATAAGACACCTCTTCGTTATCCTGGTGGAAAGTCTCGTGCTTGCACCAAGATGGATATGTACTTCCCTGATCTACGGGATTACAATGAATACCGAGAACCATTCCTCGGTGGTGGCAGTGTCGCCATTCATATCACCAAGAAATATCCTCACCTAGATGTCTGGGTGAATGACCTGTACGAACCTCTATATAATTTTTGGAGGGTGCTGCAGGATCAAGGACAGGAACTTTGTGACTCTCTACAAACTGCCAAGTCTCAGCATCCTGATCCAGTCACTGCTAAGAATCTATTTTTAGAATCAAAGGAAGTAATCAATGACAGAGAAGCGAGTAACCAAGATAGAGCTGCTGCTTTTTATATCGTTAATAAGTGTAGTTTCAGTGGTCTCACTGAATCTTCCTCGTTCTCTAAACAAGCATCAGTCTCAAACTTCTCAATGCGAGGTATCGAAAAACTTCCAGGATATGCAGAACTAATCAAAAATTGGAAAATTACAAACTTAAGTTATGAACAACTCCTTACTGATGACAAAGAGTCCTTCACATACCTTGATCCCCCCTACGACATACGAGATAACCTTTATGGGAGGAAAGGGAGTATGCATAACGGATTCAACCACGATGATTTTGCTGCCGATTGTGATCGGTTTATTGGTCCTCAACTCATATCTTACAATTCGTCTCAACTGGTCAAAGATCGTTTCCAAGGATGGGAAGTAGGTGAGTTTGATCTCACATACACCATGAGGTCGGTCGGTGAATATATGAGAGAACAAAAACAACGCAAAGAACTTTTACTATTTAATTATGACAAATCCAAATCAACTCTGGGAAGACATGGCGAAACTCAATGCGCTCTATGAAGAGTTGCTTTGGGAACCCGAGCAGGAAATTGAATTCGTAGCAGACTACGAGAACAACCAAATCATTGTTAGACTCAAAGATGCGTAGGTGGTGGAGAATATGGAAGTATGCACTCGGGAGTTTCTCAGATGAGAGAACCAAACGTTACGATGATACTGTTGCTTGCATACGCACCCTTATTTTTGTGTCTTACATGGTTACCAATATTTTTATCATTAGTGGAGTGATTCGACATTGGAATTAAAAGACTGGTTAAACTCAATCAATATGACTAAGAAGGATATCCGTCTGGAGGATCCTGATGCAAAATATCCAGCGTATATTATCAATCGGTGCATGTCTGGGCACCTGGACACGGTTCTCTATGCTAATGAGATGAACCTACATTCACATCTAGATCCTAATCTTCAGTATTCATTCATGCTAAATAGTGTGAGGAAACGGAAAAGATTCTCTCCGTGGCTCCGAAAGGACGAAATCAGAGATTTAGATTATGTCAAACGTTATTATGGATATAGTAACGAGAAAGCAAAACAGGCTCTGAGCATTCTTACCAAACAACAATTGTCATTCATTAAATCTAAATTTGAGACTGGAGGAAAAAGATGATTAGTGAACCTGAAGTCCGGTGGTCTGCTGACCAAATGATCGAAGTTACATTGAATGAACCAGACGACTTTCTGAAGGTTCGTGAGACTCTGACTCGTATTGGAGTTGCATCTCGCAAAGAGAAAAAGATTTATCAGTCCTGCCATATTCTGCATAAGCAAGGACGATACTACATTGTACACTTTAAGGAACTGTTTGCTCTGGATGGCAAGCACGCTAACCTGACAGTGAACGATGTACAAAGACGCAACAGAATTATTCAACTGCTCTGTGATTGGGGTCTGGTTACTGTAATCGAACCAGAGAAGGTTACAGACATCGCGCCACTGAACCAAATCAAGGTTCTGGCATACAAAGAAAAGAACGAGTGGGTTCTTGAGACCAAGTATAATATCGGTAAGAAGAAGAAAGTAGAAGCAACCGAATAAAAAAGATGGGGTTCCAACACCCCATTTTTTATGTCTTGTGTTACTATATAATTATGGATGCCTTCGGGGTCCACACAATCTAATCTCGCTTACAAAGGAGAAGTACAATGGTAAACATTCAGAAGTTTCATACTGCTGACCTAAATTCGCTCGTCGATCGTATAAATAGGTACAGCATTGGTATGGATGATATCTTCGATCGCCTTAATCTCGTGGAATCACAGGGCAATTATCCTCCATATAACCTAGTTCAGGTCAGTAATACGGAATCTAGACTTGAGCTAGCACTTGCTGGATTCAAGAAAGAACAAGTACATGTCTACACACAAGACGGAAAACTCTTCGTCGAAGGAACAAAAGAAGACGAAGACACCGACACCAAATACTACCATCGAGGAATGGCTCAACGATCTTTCACCAGAACTTGGACCCTCGGTGAGGAGACGGAAATTAGATCAGTTAAATTTGAGAATGGGTTACTAACCATTGATCTTGGTAAAGTAGTCCCCGAACATCATCAGAGAAAGAACTGGTTCTAAATAAAGTATCGTCGCCGCTGACGGAGGGGGAACTGGCCAAATCCAGTTGATACCCCTCCTTTTTTATGCTATACTACTAAGAGGTAAATACTGACTATGAGCGTACAACTGGCACTACTAAAGTCTGGTGAGGAAGTCATCGCAGATATTAAGGAGTATCGTGACTCTGAAGATAACCTGGTATCTTACTTCTTTGGCGAACCTCACTGCATTAAAATTAATACACAGCAAGTCCTGCTTGAGGCAGAAGATGCACCACCGAAGCATGAGATTGTCTTCTATAAGTGGATGGGACTCTCAAAGGACAAAGATATTATTGTAAATAAAGATTGGGTGGTCTGCATTACTGACCCACTCGATGCGATTGTAGAATCTTATGGAAAGAGGAATGATGGAAGAAACCAATCTGGCGACGGACGAGATGATGTTGGAACCACCACGAGTGGAGGAACCGATGGGACCAGTGGTACAGGTTCTGTACTTAGTGAACAAGTTACTTTTAGTGAGTGAGATTGAGGAAGTTGGTGCTGACATCGGTATGCCCGATTGCAAACTGACTAATCCCTATCTTCTTACTGAAGGAAAAATGGTCCCGTGGTTAACTGATGTGACGGACGATGAGTTTGTTATGATGAGTTCTGATAAAATACTCACCATGGTTGACCCCAACAAAGAATTACTTGATGAATACCAGTCACTGACTAAATGAGATTCTATACTAATGTTTACCAGCGGTTTAACGAAATGCTGGTACGTGGATATGAGAATGGCAAACAATTTTCTTACAGAGAAGAGTTTGGACCAACCTTTTATGTGCCATCAAAGAAAGAGTCAAAGTGGAAGACACTTGATGGTGAGAATGTAGAACCAATCAAACCTGGTAAGATCTCAGACTGCAAGGAATTTGTAGAGAAGTACAAGGACGTTCATGGATTTTCCATTTATGGTAATGATCGGT